GTCTAGAATTAATATAATTTTTTACTTCTGTATTAATTTTATTTTCTGTATTTTTAGAAACTGTTAAATCTGCTGGTTCTGGTTGTATTTCATTTTCTGCTCTTATAATTTGTGCTGCTGTCAATTTTCCATTTGCAAAATCTATCATTGCACTATCTTCAGTATCATATCCTAAGAACTCATACCAAGTATCAATACCAAATCCAGCTTCTCCTGGTTGTAGTGGACCTGATTCTATTTGTTCTATTTTTCCTGCTTTGCCATCTGATTCTGCTTTTCTAATATCTGATTCACTTATGTTATATGTTTTAGAAATAGAAAGAATTTGTGACGAAGTTAAATATATTCCATTATTTCTATTAATTCTTATTTGTTGTAACTTTTCTTCTTTAGAAGTATTTTTTAAATTATTAAATTCTTCATCTGTATACTTTCTAGTTTGTGAAGCTCTGTCTTCTAATGTTTTTATTTGTGGAGTATCAATAACTTTTTCTACTGGCTTTTCTTCGCCCTTAGTAGTTGTAACAGTTTTTCTAGCTTCATCATAATAAGTTACATTTTTAGTTTTAAACTCTGGTAATTCAGAAGTTAATACCCATCCTTCTGCTTCATATACACGAACTAACTTCTCATCTACCATTGAGTAAGAACCACCAGGTGTACGCATTTGAACTAAAGCCATTACAACATATCCTTTGTATCTATATTTAATTCTGGTCTATCAGGAGTTAAAGCTGCTAATATTTCTGCACCATACTTTGCTATATCTTCATTAGCTGGTATTAACTCTCTATTTGTCTGAGTTATATCACTAGAATTTAACTTCATTAATGATTCAGGTGGCATATCTATTATTTCTCCTGATGGATTATAGGCTGTTGTAAAAAACTTATCTTGATTTCTTTGTTGTGCGTATGCTTCCACAGATAGATTTGGTTGAGGTTTTTCTAATGAAACATTATATTGATTCATTACTTGATTTACATAGTCTCTTATATTTGGACCAAAATCTTCCATATTACCTAAATCACCTACAGCATCTATTCCTTGATTCATTGCAATCTTTGCTTTACCAGGACCACCATACCAAGCAACAGCAACTAATTCCCAAGAACCAAAATCGTTATAATATTGTTGTAATTTATTTGCAGCCACTATATCTTGTATAACAGGTATCCTCCAATCTGCACCAGCGTAACCTGCTTCTTTGGACCATACATCCCAGTTAATATCAAGGATTCCATAAGCACCTAGTGCTTGTACTTGTTGTGTACCATTTGATGTTTGCGTAATTGTTGGTCTATGTTCTTTTAAATAATCGCCACCAGCATTTTCTTGCTTTCTTATAGCATCCATAAACGCAAATAATTCTTGATTCTCTACCATATTAAGCTGGACGCTGGTTAAGAGAACTGAGAATACTAGCCCTAGTAGCCCTACCACTATAGTTCTCTCCTAACCTATCCTTTTCCTTTACTACTAATTCGTCAAACGCAGTTTGTAATCCAGCTTGTGGGTCAATCTGTGTAAGACCTTCTGCTTCTATTTTAGCCTGTACATTTTCTGCTGCATAGTTACCATATTCACCAGCTAATAGTCCTGGTCCTGTTACTGTAGGTTTTTCCATTGCAGCCATTTTTAAATCTTCTGATTGTTGATATGCTTGTAACGCTTCACTATATAAAGTATTAGCTAATAATTTTAATTCATATGGTTGTGGGTCTCTGTTTAAATCTCTACTAAACATTCCTTTTATACTTGTTGCTACACTATCAAAGTCAGGTGGTAAATATATTGATGCTTCTGGATACTCTGGTATAGGATTATCTACATATTCTTTAAGTGCTGCTTTCCAACCCTCGCCTGTATCTTTTTCTAACTCAGTAACACCTCTTCTGTTTACTCTAGCTAATACAGGTGCAAATGCTCTTTGAGTTTCAGCATCCCAATCACCTGCAATAAATGCAGCATCTTGTGGTAACAATCCTGCATTAATTAACTGTGCCTGAATACCAGCAATCTCTTCTTCATCTTTACCTGCAAACCTGTTTACAAGTTCTGATTCTGTATAATAATCTGTTGCTGCTTCTCCTCTAGGACTTTGATATGTAGCAGGTACTCCTATTATTGTTTCTCCTGCTTGAAAGCTACCAAACTCTGACATTGCTTGTCCTAAAGATAAATCATATTCCCCTAAAGAATCTATAGATTGTGTACCATCAGCAGCCCACTGCACTATATATTGTGGTACATCAAAAGCTAGTAAATAACTTTGCATAGTATCTACATCTTGTGCTTGATTTATTTGGTCAAATTGTTCTTGAGATAACTGAATCTTACCTTCACCAGTTGTAGTTTGACTATTGACATATCTAAGTACTTCGATAATTCTATTTAAAAATTCTGTAGTTTCCATTATTCGTTAAGTGCCTTTAACAATTCTATATCCTCGTACTCTTCTCTTAATTCTCTTTCAAATACATTCTCTAAAAGTGATTCTGCTTCTGGATATTTTACCAATATAGCAGACTTAACTCTACGCAAATGTGCTCTGTATGGAGCTAACTTAGCTGAGTTTCTAAAAGATGTTGCTAGATAATTTTGTCCAGGCATCTTTGTAGTAACATCAATAACCTTATCTCTCTCCTTTACATATTCTAACAGTGCTTTTGCTACAGGTTCATTCTTTAATTCAGGAATTATTTGATAAGTAACAGGATTAAACCAAGTATATAATTCCATAATTATTTCATCTATTTCTGGTTTTTTAACAGAACCAGGTATAGCTAATCCATAACCAAAGTATCTTGATGCTAGTTCTGCTTTTTTATTTCTTTTAGCTTGTGTTGCTACTTTATCTGTTCTATTTACTAAATCATTTCTAATTAACCAAGCCTCAAACTCTAAGTTACCTTTAAGAATATTCTTAGCTCTTTGCCATTGTTCAGGTGTTCTAGGTACTCTTTCACCTTCTACTAACTGATTCCAATAAGCATCGTAAGAAAACTCTGCATCTGTTTCATCAATAAGATATCCGTAAGTTAAATCAAACTTCTTTACTAACTCTGGATTTTTTCTTTCCCAATCAGCACCATCTGCAGTTACAGGTCTTTTCTTAAGTGTCTCTGTTTTAGCTGTTGCTAATGTAATTGGGTCAAAACTATATTTATTTGTAAACTCTCTAAATGCTGTATCAATGTCAGGTGCATTCTGTTCTATATTTCTCCACTCTTCTGCAAGAGTTTCAAATAAAAACCAATTACCACTTCTGTCAGATATTTCATATTTAGGTGTAACAATACCTGAAGGACCTAAAAACTGTGATGCAGCTCTTATCATAAATATTTTTTGTGCATACTCTGCAGCAAGTTCTAATCCTTTTTGTGCTTCTGCTGGACTAGCATCACTAGCTAAATTTGCAAACAACAATGCTTTATATGTTTCAATAACAGTATTGTTAAACATTCTTTTTGTTTCATCACTGTTTTGCATAAATGCAGTTCCAAATTTTTTCATCCAACTTGGCAACGGTGCCAATGATGTTAACGCCTCTCCAATAGTTGCAGCTCTAGGAGGTGAAAAGTCACCAAAAAGTAAAAATTGTGCAACACCTTCTGGTTTAAATATTTCAAACTTACTGTTTAAATATGAAGCAGGAACTGTAATAGTAGGACCAAAACCAGGAATAACATTTGCTGCTAAGTTAATAGATTGCAAATATATAGGAAGATTAACCTTTACTCCATTTTCTTCTAAATCTCTAAACATCCATTTCTTTATTAAACCTTCAAATGGATATCCAAATAATTCTTGGTTTGTTAATGGGTCTCTGTAAAAGAATCCTTTGTTAGCTTCATCATCAAATACAGGATTTGGTTTTCTACCTGCTTGTACAAGTTGTTGTGCTCTTCTTAATGGTCTACCTCTTTCCTGTCCTATTATCTTTGCCCAAGTTGTAAATATTTCAACAAACGCTTCACCGAATGGAAACAATCCTCTAGTAGCTTGACCTAATCTTGTCCTAGTTGTTACATCATATAACAAACCTTTTGTTTTATCTAACGCAAAAGATGCACCAATTTTATCTATAATTTCAATATCTTTAATACCACCCTTATCACCTGTATAACTTTTTATTTTTTTATATGCTTTTTTTTCTACAGAACTACCTTTAGACAATCCAATATTATCTGCTTGTTTAATTATTTTTTTAAGAGTTGCAGGTGTTGCGTGTTGTGCTGCTTCAGCAACTTTAGTCCAGTAAAAAGATTTAAAAGCTGGAGACCTAGATAATTTATTTGTAGGCACTGTCATTAACAAATCATATAATTTATCTATTTGTGCATTAAATATTTGTATAGACCTAGATTTATCAAACAATTCTGCTTTTACAGTATCTGGTAATAAATCTAAATATTTATTGAAAAAATCTTTTTTAACTGCATCTTGGTTTTTAGCTAACTGTTCAGTTATTTTGTTATACTCTATATCTTCTAATTGACCTTGCCAATACTTTTTAAAATCTACTTTTTCTAAACCACTCATATCAATATCAGCAAATGGTTTACCATCAGCACCTGTCTTTCGAGATATAAATTCTAGTAATTCATCCTTACCTGTTTCTTTTATCCAACGAGATGATGCTGCTGTAGCTCCTGCTTTAGTTGTTGTTTCCACAACACCACCAGCAACTTGTGCTACATTAGCATTTACATAATTTATAAACTCATCAGCTAATGCTTTACCTTTTGCTGATGCTCTACCTGCACCGTGAAACATATGGTCTTTAGCACCTGTAATTTTTCTTATGTGATTATTTAATTGACTACCTTGTGTATTAGCTTTTTTCTTTAAAGCTCTCATTGCATTATTACGAGCAGAACCTTGAAGTCTTTGTATAGCAGCTAACTCTTTTGACATTGGGTCAAAGTATGCTTGCATTACATTTCTAAATGCAGCTTCTTTCCAAGCTGTCAAGTTTGTACCTTTGTTTAATGTTGACCAGGTACCAGAACCTGCATATCTTCTCCTTATAGAAGATAGTGTTCCTACTGTATCTGACATAGCTTGCATATGATAAGCATTATTTTGAAATGAGTTAATTAATCCTACTTGTACATCAGGTGGTTTATTGAAAGCTCTTGTTATAAAATCTATCGGGTGTCTTACAACATTTGTTACTCCTGATGACAATAACCTTACTTGCTCTTCAGCAATAACTCTCAATGTCCAAGCTGGTCTTAACAATACCAGTGGTTTAAAGAATCCACCATAATACCAATCCATTGCTCTACGAATAGTATCAGGACCTTGTTGTGCTAAAAACTTTGTACCTGCTGCACCTAACCTAGAATCTAATGCTTTAGCTGCTCTAGCCAATTGTGCAGGGTTAGGTAAATATATTTCATTTGCTAATTGTGTAGCTACAACTGGGTCAACTAATGTAGCATCACCTGCAATAGGTTTCTTTAATATTTTTCTTACAAGATTAGTTATTGGTAATTCATTACCTTTAGAATCAGTTGCATATTTTCTACCTATTGATTTGTAATTACCACCTTCAGAATAAAACTGTGCCATAACGCTAGTGCCTTCATCAACAAGTTTTGTTACAGAATCTGACAATCCAGTAACTACACCTTTCTTATCTATCTTGCCACCTAAGTTTTTAACAACTGCTGGTTTAAAATCTTTTTGAAAAAAATTAACTAAGTTTTTTGTTACTTCTGTAGATGCGTCTGATGAATTAAGAGCATCTAATGTTTTATTCATATATGTTTTTGTTAACTTAGCTGCTTGGTCTTTATCCATTTCACTTGTAGCCAGTCTAAGTAATCTATTCATCTGGACCATTGCATCATCTACATTTTGTGTGTTTATACGAGGACCATAATTTTTTTCTAACATCTTTGTCATACGGTTACCTTTATAATTTATTTTTGGTAAATTGTTATTTGTTATTTTTACAAGATGTTCGTCAACAAACTTTGTCATTTCTTTATCTATTTGGTCAAATGTTTTCTTTTGATTTTTCTTTTTAAACTTTCTAAGTTCTGTAAAAAATTCTGCGTCATTTATTTTTTCATTTGACCTAGTAATAATTACACTTTGATTATCTGCGTTATCCCATAAAAACTTTTTAAAAGCTAAACCAGCATCACCAGCTAAATATTGTTGTGTAGTAGGTCCGTGTATTGTTTTTCTTGCAGCACCAATAAGTCCTGAGTTTTCAAACTTACGCATCTCCTCTACAGATGTAAATGCTTTTCTTAATTTACCTACCTTTGATAAACCTAATGTAGCTAAAGCTGCAGGGTCTAAAAAGATTTGTGCAACTACATCAATAGCTCCAGTAATAAAATTATAAGCTCCTGTACCTGGTTCTACTATTTCATCAAACGGTTTAAACAAGTACCGACCAATAGTAACAGTTGGGTCTAAACCAGCTTCTCTAAATTTTTCTGCTCGTTCTCCAACAAACTGTACACCTGTTTCAGCTTTTAATCTTTGTTGTTCGTATATCTGAGCACCAAGAATATTGTTAAGTACAAACTCTCTAGCATCTACTGGTTTTACTCCTGAAGCTACTAAGTTCTTATACTCTTCAGTTTGTGTTGGGTCTGTACTTCCAAGAAATAAACCTTCTCCTAAGTCTATATCTTTACCAGATTGTTTTGCTTCTATAGCAGCACCAAACAATGATGCTTTGGATGCTTCTCTAGCTTCTTCGTCTGACATACCTTGTTGTTTAGCTTCAAGATATCTTACTGCTCTAGGAGCACCTTCTTCCCATAATCCTTGAAATCCAAGAAAAAGTCCTTTAAGACCTGACTTTGCTTTTTCTTTAGCAAAAATACCTGCAGATTTTAAAGCACCTTTTCCTTCTTCTTCTTTAATTATTGACTCTCTCATAATAACTTGTTCTAATCGTGGGTCATCTGGAGATATGTTTAATTTAACTGCACCTTGTAATACAGATGGATTTATTGTTGGATATCTTTTTACAATGTTTGTTGCTAACTGTGCTTGTTCTTTATTAACAGTAGTCGGAGTTTTATCATTTTTCACAAGTTCTGTTGCTTGTGAATCTTCTACAAAGTCACTATCAAATATTGAATATGACATATTATCTTATTAATCTAGCTAACGACTCATCACCTGTTATTGCAATAATTTCTTCTATAAATTGTTCTGCAGTTTGCACTGGTTGTGCAGGACCTACTCCAGCACCAAATGGTAACCCTGCTGTTACTGGTTCTTGTTTTTTTCTAGTAGCATCAAATACAGCTAAATCTTCTGGTAGCATTCTATTTCTAAACTGTGCTTGTGCAGTTATATCTTGTACTGGTGGTAACTGTGATACTATTTCATTTTTAAATTCAGGAGTATCTGCTAATTCATTCTTAATTTTAGTTTTATCACCATATGTCATAGATACGTTATCTACATAATTTCTAGCTGGTGGTTGTACATTAAGTTGTGTTTTTGTTACTTTAGGTGCTCTACTCATCTTCTTCCTCTTCATCGTAATACATAAATGTAGAACTTATAATCATATAACCAAATGGAAATACTAAAGGTGGTAATTGGTCATAAAATACTTTAGCTTCTTCTTTTTCTTGAAAAATAATAGCATCACCTTTTTCATCAATATCACCTAAAGAGTTATGTACTATCTCTGCAAAATCTTTATTAATTGACATTATCCACCCATACCCATAAGCATTTGTTGTATGCCTGGTGGAGGACCCTGTGGTGGTAAGGTCTCTCCTCCAAGCAATGCTTGTTCTTCTGGTGACATTTGTGGTTCTTTAGGAGTATAAAACTTTTCTAATATACTTTGCATATCATTAGGATTTTTTCTTACTTCTATTACAGCCATTAACGCTTTAGGGTCCCCTTGTTGTGCTTGAGCCAATAACGTTTCAAATAAAACTTTGTCTGCTTTTTCTTTTGTAATTCTTTCGTTAACTACACCTAAGTTATCTAAACCATCTAAGTTTTCTTGTAGTGTCTGTGAATCAATAATTCCAGCACTAAGTAATTGCAGCCCTGTTACAATCTTTTGTGGTTCGTCGTAACCAGCCATAGCACCATACACTCTTCGTGTTTTATAAGAACCTTGTATATCTTTTAGTGGCTCATAATTTTCTGAAAAGAATTTATTATCTGCATATCCTGATAAATGTTTAGTCATTCCACCATACATTTTTTCATCCCACTCTAATCTTTTAGCATCAATCATTTGTATAGCGTCAGCCATAACTGTGTGATACTCTCTAATCATTAGAGACATAGATGCACCCAACTCTTCTAACCCTCTACCAGTTGCAAAGCTAAGTGGAGACTGTGAGTCATCAGTTGTAGGGTAAGAACCACCAACACGAAGTTGTCGTTCTATTCTATCTATCTGTTGAAAAATTTGATAAGGAACATTTGATGCAGGTTTACTGACTTGTGTTCCTGGAGCTAGATAGTTTACAGCAAATCTACCTTTACGATATTGTCCTGATTCTATCTCACCAGATATGTTTGTCTCTGTAAAGACTGCATCTTCCATAGCTATTATTGACATCACATTAATCTTTGCCATTGAAGCCATAAGACCTATGATTTGGTCATACTGTCCTTGTAATCTGTCAAAAGCAAATTTCTTTGCAACAACAAATGCAGGACCACTTTCAAGTGGGTTAGGTATGAAGTCAAGAATAGTTCCTGATGTCATATGGAATATGTAAGTTCCATCTAAGTTGTAATACTCTGCAATTAAATCTCCATCACCATTGGAGTTAGCCCAAGAGCCATTGTATGAATCTGTATAAGCAGAAGCATACGCATTACCTACACCAAGAATGTTTGTGTTATAGGTGTCTTTTTCTTTAGACATAATCTTGTCTTTTGCATTTGGATATGTTTTAGCAAGAGCTTCTTTAGGAACTCTTCTAATTATTGCCATTTCTTTTGGTTGTTGGTCTGCACCAAAGTAACCAGGAAAACAGTTGTAAGGGTCTCTTAGTTCTGCTACAGGATATGGTGTACCATTAGCATCTTTCTTTTCTCTAATAACCCAAACAGAAAAACCATAACCAGGTAACCATCTACCTACTTGTGGCATTTGTAAATCTAATTTTTGTACATCATCATAAGCAGATACGATTCTAAATATTTTTTCTGATTTAATTCTTGCTCTTTCTGAATCTTTGTTATTTGGTATATCTACTTTAAGATTTGGAATACGACCAATCTTTTGTGCTAAATGGTCAAGACCTGACATCATTAAATTAGGTACAGGTACTTGGAAATCTTGAAAACCTTTTAGTTGGTCACCTAGTAAAGCTGTAATACCATCAGGTCCACCATTCATAATTGCACGAATACGACCACGAGTAGTGTAAGCACTTTGATTATCAAAGTGTAATTGAGTAATAGCGTATTGTATTTCTTCAGGTGTCATCTTAACCCCACGGTGCTTCGTTCATATTGCTTATATCCCATTCTCCAAAACTAGGTTTATAATCTAATCCTACCTCAGCTAATCTTTCTTTTCCTAATCTTCTAATAACTTTTAAAGGAAACCAAGATGCCATAACAACATCAGATTTGTACCCTTTATTATTTTTCGACTTACTAGCAGCAGAAGAAAAATAAATTAACTGTCTACGATATATATTACTCTTAACTTCAGAATCTGCATCACCATATGGCAAATTAATCAAGTTCTCTTTAAATAGCTGTGCCATACTTCCAACACCAAATATTGGGTCGTGTTTGTTTTTATTTGTCTGATGACCTTCTAAATAAATACCAAATCTTGCACAATAGTCTTTTATTTTTTCATCTTGTCTTATTGCTTTTTGAAATCCATTTTCTTCAATAACCCAATGAGACAATCCATATTTTTCATACCAGCGTTTAATTGTTTCTTTAGCCTGTATGACTCCACCACCCTCTTCATTTTCTATATCTACTAAATACAACATACCTGTATCAGTATTAGCTGCCCACAAAAAAGCTGCTTGATATCCTGTAGACGCAGGGTCTAATCCTGCAATCAAATGTGTGCCTGCTGGTATGTTACCTATTCTTCTATTAACATCTCTACATTGGTCAATCTCTTCAGAATTAAATAAAGTTATACCATCAACAAAGGCTTTATTAAGATATACCATTTCAAAAATAGCTTTACCACCAGTTGTTTCAGCAGCTTGTTTACGAGACATTAACCACTTGTATGTTCGTTTTGTTTTCCATAACATACAATCAGTATGTTCCTCTATTTCATTTTCAGGCAAAATACATTCTGAACTATGTGCCTCTTCTACAATTGTCTCCATCTCTGGGTTGTCTAGTAAGAAGTTATATAAATCTTCTGGGTGTTGTCTTGAACCTATAACAACAATAGCTGTGTGTTCCTCTTTACGAGATGACAAGGTAGTTGTCCACCATTGTCTAGTTTGTTCTCTAGCAGAAGGTTGCACTGTTGTACCGTGGTCTTCAATGTCGTCTGCAATTATTATGTCGCAGTCACGAGAAAGTATTTTACCACCTTTACCTACAGCAACCATTGTTGGTGATTTAATACCTGTAACAGTCCTAGTAGATACTGTAAATTGTCCTGATGACCAAGATTTACCTGACCTTACTTTAGGTTGAAATTGTCCACCTGGTCCACAAAAATCTTCTTTAAGTGCTTCGTTGTTTTCTAAATGGTCAAGAACAGCACCTACTGCATTCTTTGCAATTTCTTCATTACCACCAACCCACATAATTCTTGTATTAGGATTTTTACAAATCTGCCACACAGCAAAGTGTGTAAGTAAGTCTGTCTTGCCGTGTCGTGGTGGTGAGAGTATCATACGTTCTCCACCTTCTTTAATTGCACTAATTATTGAATTAATCCATTTTTCGTGAAAGTCTGCTGTTTCATATCTAGCACCTGTTTCTGTTTGAAAGTACCTATCTCTAAATGTTTTAAAACTATCTAATGCTTCTACAGCTTCTTGTGGTGTTTCCCAATCTTCTTGTAATTCAAATATCTCTTTATCTTCTTGATATGCAGAAAACATACGAGAGACACTTGATTGATTACAACCTAGTAGTTTTGATACCTGAGCTTGTGTTATTTCAGCATTTTCTAATAGTGCTGCATATTTAAGAACAAACTCTTCATAGTGTGGACCTCTAAAAGAATCCTCTGATTTATTTTTTATTTCTATAGGTTTATTATTTTTTTCTCGCCAGTAAAAAGCCTTTTTACATTTTTCAGAACAAAACTTTTTCTGTCTACCTTTTAAACCTTTACGGCATTTAGGTCCTTGACATTTCATAAATTATATTATTTTTTCTTCCAGCCTCTTTGCATAGCTCTATATGCTTTAGGGCTAATTGTAGAATTTTTTTTAGACCTACTTGTTCCTGCTTTTTTTCTCTTGTTAATATTGCCAACTAAACTATTTTTTTTCTTAACCATTACTTCCTCTTAAATCCATTCGTTGCGTAATACAACTGTACTTGTTTTTTTGTATAAATTCTACCACTAGGTGATTTAAATTTATTAGGACCTATTTTTTGAAAAGGCATATTACCACATCTTACAAGACCAATATCTTGCACTTGTCTTGTCTTTAGCTGTAGAACATTTGTGTCTGGCACGAAATGAAGCTCTAGCTTTTGGGTTATCTTTTCTTATTTCCATATTAGGGTCACCAAACATAACCTTCTTAACTTTCCCATTAGACATTACAAACACTTTAAATTTCTTACGTCCATACCCTGGTTCACCTTTTTGAATCCTAGTGGGATTATTTAACTTAACCTTCATTCCACGCCATTCAGCCATTATCTTCTTTTTCTAGAACCTTTCTTAGTTGTCATTCTTTTTTTGTATTTATAACCTTTACCAGGCATTTGCTTTCTCCTAACTATACTATATGTTGTATGAGTGATTATATAAAAGGAAATAAATATCCTAATTACAAACCCTCTACTTCTTATACTAGTGGAAGAATTTGTTTGCAGGAAGGCTGCGATACTGTTATATCAAAATATAACAAGTTTAGATATTGTAATAATCATAAACCTAAAACTTATCCTCGTATAAAAGGGAGACAAGCCCCTACAGGTTTACAAGAACCAGGTGCTTAAAAAAATTTTTTTATTCAAAGAATCCTGATAAATCATTCTGACTGCAAGTAGAGCATAAGCCATCATACAGGTCATCAGCCCAGGTAGGTTGCAGACACTGGTCACAATCAACTGCTTCTATGTCTGCCATAACTTTCCTTTCCAAACCCTAGACTAGCTAGGGTTATACAGGGAGGAACATGAATAAAGAATCATGTTATTTTCAGTATAACAAAAAATGGTAAATGAGTTGCCCCAAATACCATTTCTTGCATATTATTTTTTCGTATATCCCATACAGTCTGACTTTGTGTCAGTACTTGTATTATATTACATCTGTGTTATTATTCAACTAGAAATATTATTTTAGGAGTAGATAGATACAGGTAAAGAGGGCATCAGGAGCACAAAAGGCTTACCAGGGAAACCTGACCAACTAGAAAGACAAGTAAGCTACCCAAGGTCTATCAAAACAAAATAATCAAACTTTTTCGCAACTATATTGCATAGATGCCTGTTATGAAAAACCAGCTAGACTACCCTTATTGAAGAAATGTAAAGAGTGTGATAACACTCTAAAACA